TTTTCAATTTGATCTGGAGTCATATTTTTTAATTTATCTTCCCACTTTTCGGAGATAATTAATTCGTCTCTCCAGTTAGAATATTCTTCCTTTTTAACACAATTTGGAACTAATCTTTTTCCTTTCTTTTTCATTCCTTGTTGCTCATATGCATCCCAACATTTTTCACTTACAGAACTTTTAATTTTTTCTGGTTTGATTAAATCAATAATTTGAACAAAATCATTACCTTCTGCATTTTGAAGTGTTATATTTCCATATACTTCATGTTCGTCAATAGTATTACTTTGTGGAATATATTGTGCCATTTGAACAGATGGTTTTTTTGGAATACCATACTTTTCTCTAAACTTATCAAAACCACCTGAAGGTTGAGTTGGTTGTGATGGTCCTTTTGGTTTATTATATGGTTCGTATGGAGAACCTCCTTCACCTTTTGCTAAGGTTACTCCTTCCGAGTTCATTTCTCCACTGTCAATATAATCTGCCGCACTGTCTAGATAATCTGCTGCTTTAGTAATTTTAGATTGAACCCAAGCTTCAATATTACCTTCCCCTTTCATTTTTTTCTTTAATCTATTTGCTGCCGAAATAATGGTAGAAATTTCAGATCTTGCCATGGAATGTTCGTGATCTTTTGATTCTGGCATATTTCCTGGATGTGGAGTATTTGGAGTATAATTTTTTCCAATATCACTCAATGTAATTGGAGTAGAAAACATGTCCCAATATTTTGGTCCATATCTACATTCTTCTTTAGTTTCATTTTTTTGACATTTTGGACAATATCTTATCATTTCTACTTCTTCAGACTTTGTTCCCCAATTTGAAGCACCTTTTTGGCGACATTTGACCAGTGCTCCTGATGCATATGCACTTGGCCAAACGCTATATCTAGATTTTACTTTATGATAACAAGCATCCTTTTTACCACTACCCTTACTTGGTTTATCTTTTGCTTCTTGTACGTCCATTTCTTCTTTCATTTTATTTCTAGGTGAATCAGTAGAAACATAAGTTGGTTTTGCAGCATCCGATTTTTGTTGCTGATCAGAGTCTGCTGCTTTTTTTCTTCTTGACGCAGAAAGTCTTTCTGCTTTAGTCATGCTTGCTCTTTTGGAAGAGGATACACATTTTGGAACTCCTTCCCCAGGCTCGTCACTTGCACAAGTTCCACCAGTTACAACGTTCACCCATCCAGATTTTCCATCTTTTGATTTAGATTTACCAAACCAATCACGAAGACCTTCTTCTTTAATATCTTTAAATTTTTTATGATGCTTCTTGGCATCTGCTTCCATCTTTTTCAAACGAGTATAATAATCTGGAATTTCATCTAAATGCTGTAGAGCAATATCAGTTGCAAGATCATGATCTTTGGTATGTTCATGCTCAATCGGTTCTCCCATATCAAGTTGATTCTGTATAAAAGAAACATCAAGACGATGCTTCTTTGCAATTTGTTCAACAGACTTGTGAGACTTTACTTTATGCACAATAAAAAAAATTACTCATTATTATTTAGAAAACCTTTCTTTAGTAACTTAGAAAGTTCTGCAGTTGATCCAACAAATACTGCATTATTAGTAACATTATTTGTTGTTTTTACAGTCTCTTCTTCAACATCTTTAAGTTTTTTCTGCAAATCAATTAATTTATCAGTTACGTCACCAACACTTTTTATAAGTTGACCGGCAACTTCATATGCTCTTGGTTGATCAGTTTCTGAAGCAAGTTCCATGATTCCATTAATTGCTTCTTGACCTTTTTCAATTAGTGAATATAAATTAGCTCTCGTATACTCATAGTCTTTTTTTATATCATTTTCAACCTTGTTTAAAATCTGAATATCTTCAGTCTCTACCTTAACAACTTCAGAATCAACTTTTACTGGTATATTATTCATAGGTCAATCAAATGTCACTTTGCTGAGTTGGACTATATTCTTTAGAATCATCAAAGAAATTCCAAGTTTCATTAAATCCGAAATCATCACCGGGATCTGCATCAATTGGATCAGGAACAACCGTGTACCTAACTTCTCTCTTAGATGTAGAAATATCGGTATTAGTATACATATCAACTTGCACTTTACGAATTAATCCTTCCGTAGAATCAGATATCGGGCCAAATAGATATGTTTTTGCTGTAAATTGTAAAGTATATATTAAAGCTCTTCTGGTTGAAAAATCTCCCTCATAATCATCTTGAAAAGAAATATTGTTCAATGTAATAGGAACATCTCTTTTTTCTCCTATAGAATCTACTAAATCTATGGTTAAATTAAAAGAAGGTTGAAAATAAGGTAAAATTTGTTCAATTATTTGGAGCGCATCATCATTTAGTTTAGTTAAAATATTCAATTCAAAACCAATATTGTAAGGAACTGGCAAATAAACTTTCTTTAAATTCTGACCATCAAGAGATTTAAAGGATTGAGTTACTGAAGTTTTTCTTGATGGATCATATTCAATTGAATTCATTTCAAATGACATTCTTGGCAATGTTATTTGAATTGGTTTGTTTAAATCTGGTTGTTGTTGCAATCTTGCCAAGAACTTTTGTGTTGGACCATATGACAAAGGAACTCTAATTTGACTGATGTTTACATCATTACTATCTTTATGAACTATATGTATTTGATTAAATACAGTTCCAAAAGAAATTATTGTTTTTCTGATTATTTCGTGATAATAGTAAGTTCCTAACATCAGTATGTTCCAAATGGGTTTGACTCTGAAAAATCTAAAATAAGATCTGCCTCTGTTTCAATTTCATCATTTTCACTATATTTATCATATAAATCCATTCCTTCATAATATTTTAAAGAATAAATTGCACCAGATTTTTGTCCTATAATTATTTCTCCGGGATAAAATCCATTTTCAACTTTATCTGAAGATATAAATGACACTTTAAGAATCTTGGTATCATTATCCCAATTTTTAACTTTTGCTTTTGTTTGAGATCTTGATCCTATAACTTCTTCATTAAATACGTAAGTGCCAATACCTGTAATTATTGCAGGGTTTCCAATTACAACCTGTGGAGGATCTTCATATCCGCTACCGGCATTTTCTATTAATACTGAACTTATAGTTTCGTTATTCCCCAAAATTGCTACTGCTTTTGCCTGTTCTCCATCATATTGCCCAACTATATTTACATTGGGAACAGTGCTATAACCTACGCCACCACTTAACATAGGAATTCTAACAACGCCAAATTGATTTGTATTAATTGAACAAGTTGCTGCAGCTCCAGATCCACCACCACCACTAATTGTTATTGTAGGAGGTACTGTATAACCCATGCCCGCATTTGACATGAGAATTTTTTCTATGGAATAAACTCCGCCAACTTTTCTTATAAAGGCAACTGCAGATGCATTAGTTCCTCCAGGTGGTGCTGAAGTTATTCCTATTGTTGGAGAGGCTTTATAACCACGTCCATCATTGTTTAAATATATTTTTTGAATATATCCAGTTCCCATTATTGGTTGCGCCAACGCAGTTGTTCCCGTGCCAATTAATTGCAGAGTAGATATGTATCCTAAATTACCAATTCTTGAATCTATTTCTTCGTTTGAAGTATCAATAACTTCATCTTCATATTCAAATAATTCACATTTTAATTCATAAACATAAGTTTTTCCAAGTTGATAAAAAGGTTGTTCATGTTCAACAAATTTTACTTCAAATAATCTTTGACCAAGAGGAAAATAAATTAGATCTCCTTCTCTAGGTCTATTGGATATTTCTATGCCATCATCAACCATTTGTGCTAAAAATGGGGATATAAAATCTTCAAATCGTTCTTTTGATATGATTAAAGTTAATTCATCCCTTAAACTCATACCAAATTTTGTTAAAATATCTCCAGATCCTCCATATCCCTCATACGTATTAACATAAGCCTCAAGTAAAAATGAGTCATCAAATTTTGATGACATTACTTCTTTAATTACAGTTTGTTTTCTGACAAATTTTCTTGGTATATAAGTTACTTCAATACCGTATATTTTTAACTGTTCATTAATTAAATCTTGTACTAGTCGTTGCTCTCCTGGAGAACCGTTTAAAAAGAAAGGATTAAGTGCCATTACCCAATAAAATCATATGGTGGAAGTTCGTGCTCTAAAGACATGGTTTCTTTTAATTTATCCAATTCTCTTTCTGCATCTTCATATATTTCTCTACCATTCAATTCTATTCCACCGGGCAATTTAACTCCTCTAAACTTAATTAAATTTTGACCCCATTGGCGCTTAATTAATGCAGTTAAATATCTTTTTAAGAAACTATCATTATAAACTTGAGTAAAATTATTTGGATCTAAAATCCTATAGCAATCTAAAACTAAAAAATTTCCTGCTTTTTGAGATCCCCAATCAATATCTAAGTATAATCTATCTTGTCTCTTATTAAATCTAAGTTGTTTGTCAGTTGTTAAAAGAAAATCAATATCCTCAAGATAACTTTTTACCATAGCATATTGAAGAAGCTCAACTGAATTGAAATAATATAAGTCATTTAAAAATAATTGATATTTAATACTAAACATTCCACCAGATATTGAACTAGTATCAAATTTAAAAACTTTTTCTACTCCAATTACTGAATCTGGAACCTGTATAAAGTTTGAACTTTCGTACCAGTTAAATGGTGTACCAGTTGTAGATACTGCGGTTGTGGTAACAATACCAACACCATTCGTAGATTTTGCACTTCCCCTATTAATATCATCTTGAGTTATTTGATATTTTAAATACATTCTTTCAACACCATCAAAATGGCGTTCTTGGAAGTATTGAAGGGCATCATCAACTAAATCATCTATTTGATCATCATCAACATTAATTTCCAATACAGGGGCACCTAAACGCCTCAAACAGTAATCTATAAGTTGTTGTCTAGAGGCTGGTTTTGCCATGTGTTTACTCTATCATTCTTATATTTATTGTTTTATATCTTAGTTGCACCTTCTTTAACTAAAACCATTCCTTCTATTAATCTTGATGAAACCCCACTAGTATTAATTACAATAACATCGTATATATAACGACCTGGTTTCAGACTTTCTGTTTGAGTTGTAGTTAATCCAACTCTAACTTGCCCTAAAGGTGCGTTATAAATTATTGCATTAAGAGAAACATAGTTTGAACTGGAAGAATGTTTTCGCATTTGAGAAAAAACAGAATATCCAGTTAAATTTAATGCCGAATTTGAGTTGGGATCTTCCAAATTAAAAATTTCAGAAAAATCTGCATTTTGATTAATAACTAAATTCGCTACATAAGATGCTGCCATCTATAAAATATTAAGTATTATCAAAAATATTTATATATCAATAGACCCAATAGATTTGATAGTTTCTTGTTGCTTTAAATAAAGTTTACAATAAAATTTAGAGAATAATCTTAATTCCTCAACATCTAATGTGTCTAGTATTCTAGAATGTTTTTCGTACTCAAATAAAGAATCTATTGAATCGAGTTGAATGTTAGATGGGTCAATTTTTTCCATTGATAATTTCCTTTAATAATATTTTAATTTCAGAAAGTTCATTCTTAAGATTGTCAATCTCTTCTTTTTGCTGTTTCCTGGTGTCTCTCATTTTAATATATTGAGAGTGTCCAAAAGTATCACAATTCACAATTGCTCCACTCTTTTCATCTCTAAAGAGATTTTTGTTTCCTTCTACCGGTATCATATTATGCTAGTGCTATTGCTCTTAGGTCCTTAAATCTTAACTGAGATGATTCGTTAGTTGATGACATCACTATTTTAATAGCAAATCCCGTAAATGGGTCTAAATTATCTGCTGTAAATTGATACTCTAAAAACTCATCAGTAGAACTTTCTCTTACTTTTGTATCGGGTCTTCCACTATTTAACGCCGAATCAATAACAAAATCACCAAATCCATCGTTATCAGTGTCCCTCATATTATCATAACCTGGGAAAAGTATATAAGAGGGATCAATTTCAGCGGTATCTGGTCTAAACAATTTATAAAGAATTCTAAAATCTGAACCAAAAGGTCTACAAGCAGATAATAAAACTTTCAAACTTGTGGATGATTGTTTTAGATCAACTCTATTTGAAATATAAACTGAACTATGTGGATCTCCAAAAGAAAGATTTACTCTAGAATCTGTAGGATAATTAGAAATTGGATTATTTAAACGATTTCTTCCAAGTACTATATAAGCGGTTTGTAAGTCTATTACTGGAGAAAGATAAGCATCATTTACCGGTCTTTCTAATAAAACATTGAGAGTAATAGATTTATTTCTTGGTAAACTAGACAATCTAGTAGACTCATTTATTTCTGAGCAAACTAATCTTGGGGTATTGAAGTAGTTTATCGCATTTAATTGAACATTTTGATATCCTTGATCAATGAAGGAAAGTTCATTACCACTTGCACTAGTTCCACTAACTGTTCTCAGAAGGGCAGAAACTGAAGTTTCTTTTCCAGGAGTTATGGCATTAATTTGAGGATCAATAGAACTATACTGATAATTTTGAGAAATACCTACGGAAGACCCACCAACAACTTTTTCATCACTAAAACTTAATTGATTGTCACTACCAGATCTTTCAGTCCTATTGAATTCCAGATAAAAATTATCTAAATCTGCTGCTTTTTTAAGAGTTGGGTTAGAAGATGTTGTGGGTAAATCAAATGTTGTGTTTATTCTTCTCAGAGAAACATTAGCAATTTCATATTTCCTTACAAAATCTCCAGAATTATGAGATCTAATTTGTGTTCCATCAACTCCTCTTGTACCAATTGTTAGAGAATTTGATCCAGCATCAATATTATTATAGAATATTATTTCACTATTAATTTTAAGATATCCTCTGGATGTTGAAACCCCTTCAAAAGTAGAAAATGAAGTTACATCAGAAACAAATAATGTGCTAGAATTAATATCTAAATTGGAAGTTAAATAAACAATTGACGAATCTGGCTCAATGTCCTTGAGAGATACTTTGTTATTATCTCCATGCATCGAATGATTGATTTGTGTAACTTGGAATACGTTACCGGAATATAATGGACTTATTACTGAAGAATTACTTCTGATAGTTGTTCCAGATAAAGAATAACTTGAAGTGTTATAATGTAGAAGATTAGAATTCTGAGTAAATTCCTCTCCCTGAACATTGGTTAAATATAAAGTATCAATACTACCATCTATAGCAGTTACTGATATTTGAGCATTTCTTCCCTTATCAACATTCGCTGTTGTTATGCCTAGAACATCTCCAACAGAATATCCATTTCCGCTTGATGCTATAGAAACTGTGGTAAGATTTCCAGATGCGTTGAAAGTTAAATCTGCTGTTGCACCACTTCCAGAACCAGATATTGAATATAATGGAACGCTGGAGAAAGATCCTACAGAATAACCAATTCCAACATTTGATATTGAAACACCTCCAGATGGATATGTTAATGGACCACCAACTCTCTCAATATAACCATAAGGTCCTGGATTATTAACATTTGGACCTTCACTTACTCTTCTACCAACAGTTAAAATAGAATTTAAATTACTTGTAGTAGTAATTCCAACTTTTAATTTTCTTGGTAGTACTTTTACTGGATTTGTTGGAGATTTCTGATCACTATATACTAAAGAAGGGTTATAGAAAACTGCCTGTCCTCTTTGAGGTGTAAATTTTGCCCTATAGAGTTTAAATTTGAGATCTTGATATTGATTTGGCGACCAAATGGTTCCATTTTGTGACTTAAATAAACTTCCACCTAAATATTGCCTTCCAATTATTACACTTTCAACATCAGGTAATGATTTAGTTGCTATGGTTTTTCTACCCATAGTGGCAGTCCAGACTTGATACTTATCTGTTGTTGGTGAAAGTAAAACCAATGCATATTCAGTGTCTCCCTGTAAATAAATTGGAGATGGGAAAGTGACTTTAGTTGGTAAAGAACCATCATCTGAAGTGATAATATCTTCAGAGTCTAAAGAAATTTCAGAATAATCTTGAACAAGTAAATCTGTTGGTGTTCCCAACTCCACTGTTCTTAGTTGTACTGTTACTTTTTCTATTGGATCTTTAGTTGCAAAATATAGATCAACAGATGTCAAAAAGAATCCATTTCCAGGGTCAGTTGCAAATGTTTGTGCTAGAGGATCCTTTTTAGCACACTTTTTATTGGATGATGATGCATTTTTATTGTTATCTGATGATTTTTTATTTCCTCCCTTTGGATCATTGTTAACTGGAGAAATATTTGGAGAAATTGTGCTCGTTGCCCTTTCAATGGCAACTTTATCACTCATGGATACACCTTTACCGCCAATAGACTTAGGACTGCGATCAGATACTACAGATTTTAAATTAAGATCTTTTTCATTTGCAACAAAATTTCTAATTTTATTTCCTTGAGACTGACTAATATTTCCATTACCACCTATATCTAATTTTTTAATCCCGGCAGCTTTTGCTAAATCCTTAATATCTTTATCTTTGGGGTTATTGTCATAATATAATTCTACCAGTAAATTCTGATTGAATTGACCGTAAACTGTTCCTCTACTATTTACGTATATTGGTTGATTTGTGGGTGTTGTGGATGCAGTTGGAGTAACATTCTGAATTACATTAGTTACTTCAGTTACATTAGTAGTCGTTGGGACATATACATATTCCGTCAATACTACTGGTTCTGGAGTTGGTGGCAGTGGTGGTGGGTCATATCTTACTTGAACAACGTTTGTTGTCTGTGTCTGAATAATTCCAGTTCCAGTAAAACTTCCAAAAGCATTACTTGATAATCTAATATCACCGGGTAATGTTGTTGCTCCATTTTGAATTGAACTTAATTTAAATAATTTTTGACCAGATTTAAATTTAAATTGTGGAGCTGGAGTAGAATTTGGATTTCTTATGAAGAATACCCCCAAAATATTTCCAACTTCATCCGAAACTAATCTGTTATTAGAAACTTTTGCACTTGCGCCACTAGTTTTTCCAACTAAAGTAACTTCAGTTGTAACATATCCACCATATCTAGTTACAGATTCTTCCGCGAGTGATTGTGTATCAATGTTCAATAAAGATGATGATGAAGCATATGAAGAAGGAACTGTTTGAGTTCTATCATATGGATTTTTACCATAAACTTTTGAAGGTTGGTCATAAGGACCTGACTTATGATTTGCAGTTGCTAATCTGAAAGTAATTACTTTTTGTGTTCCAATATAACCCTCAACATCTTCTCCAGAAACAAATGCTCCAGAAAGCATAGTAATCTCAAGAAGTTTTGGTACGACATCAATGGAACTAACATCATCTAATGACCCATAATGTTGAGTAAATGATTTTAAAGACTCTGCAATAAATGAGTAATTTCTAGACCTTAAATAAGGATCAACATCAGTATTTAAAGTTACACTTTCAACAAATTCCGAAATTTGTTCTACACCCGTGGATAATACTCTACCATTAGTTGTATATTCATTTCTGAACCAGTTGTCTGATGATGGATTTAATTTGATTGATCCAATATATTCAACAACACTAAACGGATTTATGTTTTCAACATCGGACGCTAAAGGTTGCTCTAACCAACTATCTTCGGAATAATCTAGAGTTATTAAATCTCCAGTTTTTCTAACATTTGGATCTAATAATGGAATATCTTGAGAAAAATCTAATGGAGAAATATCAACACCAGATTGGGGAGCAATTTGTAATTTAAATGACCAATTATCTGTTGCTGATGACATTTCACCAATAGATGTGTCAACGTCAACTTTAACATCTGGATTTTTAAAATCAATCAATGATCTAGTTTTAAAATCATCAACAAAAAATCCAGATTTGAATCTAGTTAAACCATCAGCATCTTGTATTTGAAGAGATTTAGTATCTAATTCAAGTAAAGATAAAGAAGTAACAACTTCTAAATTCTTAATTCTATTCTCTAATTTAGAGATATCTCTCATGGTATATCTTCTGTTATCAATAATATTAATTTTAGAATCTCTTACATCATATAGATACGCTGGGTGGTGAATAGTTGCTAAATCTATCGCTTCTTCGGCATTAAGAGGTGCTACTGGAGTATCAGAAGAAGAACCTAATACAACGGACACTTGTCCTAGTTTGTTTAAAATAACTCTATCAATTCTAGGTAAATAATAATCATAACCTATTATAGAACTTTCATTAGGTTTTATTATTGATGTTGCTACAGTATTATCAAATGATCTTAAATTAAAACTAAATGGAGATCCATTTCCAACTGTAAACTTTTGAACTCTTGGTCTAAAATCTAAAGTGTCAGATGCTCTAATATTGTCTGGTAAAATTGGAACTTCTTTGGAGAATCTCTCTTCATCATAAGAATTTGCTGTTAGCAAATCCCCTTTATTATTAGATAGTATATCAAAATAGTTAAAAACTACTAATATCTTTCTAGATGGTGGAAGAGAGTCTTTTTTCCTAATAATTCTAGAATAATCACAATATTGCTTTCTATGACCCTTATCTAAAATAAATCTATCTGTTATGTCAACATAATTACCTTTTTCAATAATTTGTATTTCTGTAACTATTCCGGATTCTTTAAATGTAATTGTTTCACCAATTTTAAAGTAAGCATCATTTAGATATACAAATCCTACTTTTGATGAAGAATCCCGAGTTACTAATTGCGCCACTGCACCACTAGAAGATCCAGTTATTTTTTCACCAACTATTGATTTTGTATCTAAACCAAGATTTGCAACAATGGTTAATGTATCAATTGATGGGTCACTGGAACTTAAAGATTCATAAACTGCTAAAACATTAGTGACATCAGGAACATCTAAGCATATTTCAAAATCTTCAACTCTAGTTCCATACCAAAAACTTGTTGTTAATCCAGAAATACTTGAATATGATCCAGATGAAGTGCTGTTAATAATTAATCTCTCACTTCTTACATAAGTTTTTGTGGCATTTTGTACAACAGATTTTCTTAATGTCACATTTAATGCAACATTTCCACTTTGACTTACTCGTAATCCTTTTAAAGTAATTTCCGTTCCATCTGCACTTAAAGTAAATTGATCAGAGGTTAAATCTTCAATAGTTCCATCTGAATAGAATATTGAGTATCTATCTGCATCATAATTCTCAAAGAATACGTTACTAATTCCAGTGCTAGAAACATTAACAGTTAAAGAACCTAAACTATCTGTAGAAAGAGATCTGATTTGAGAATTAATTGTTAAATTGGCACTTGACAAATCTACAGAAGATATATTTTTATCAAATAAAGGTGAATATAATGATGACTTAGAATCATCTATAATTTCTGGTGTTCCAACTTTAAATAAAACCGAAGTTGTAACTCCTGGCAAAGAACCACTACAAACATTAGAAACAGAAGGACAAGCACCAACAGTCATTGAAAGTCCATCTGAAGAAACTGAAACAACTCTATTGAATGTTTCTAAACTTTCTCCAGGTATTTGATATTGTATTACGGTATCGCTACGAATTCCTAAGAAATTTCTTCCTGGACATGTTACATCACCGGAAGTTGAAATTGTAATTTGATCAGTAACATTAAATCCGAATGGAACTTTTTTTGTTAACACTACATCAGCTACAAAATCTGTTACTAAAGCACCAGAAGTTAGTGATGTACAATCTTGCCATAAAGACTTAATGTCATTTGTTGAATATTCTTGCAAATAGACTATAGATCTTGTATTTAATAGAGATTCATTTATAGAAAAACTTTCACCAACAGAAAACATTCCTGAAGTTTGGATAAGATATAAAGTATTTCCCGTTATTAAGTGAACATGACCAGAAGATCCACTATTTAATCCACGAATATAAGATCCCTCTATAAGATCCTGAGGAGGTGGTTCATTTATAATTATTTTGGTAAAAGTTTGAATGTCATATAAGTATAAGTCCCAAGAAGAAGAATTGTTAGAGTAAGGAGCATCCGTTAAACCAAATGAATAAATTCTTGCTTTTCCAATCCAAGTTCCAGTTCCTGAAGAAACAGAATTTGTTCTTTGATTATAGAGTTCAACTTCATTGTTAGATCCTAATAAATTTAAATATGGAGTTCCGTAAACATTATTCAATCTCATTAAAGTTCCCATTTCAAAAGGAACTAAACTACTCTCTCTAGTTTTAGTGTCTCTTGGTTTGGGAACATCTAGAAGAATAGAAGATGGAACAACTACATCATATCCCCTCACATATGCTTTTCCTGGGGAAACTTTAACGCAAATGTCATTATCTGTAGGAATATTATTTGATTGAGTTGTTTCAGTATCTAAATATACGCCATTATTTGATACTCTATCATTTAAAGACTCTAAAACTTCAATGTCAAACTTATTTACACAATAATCTCCAGACTCATCATAAGTTCTTTGTGCGATATAATCTTTGATTAGCGAATATGATGTTGTATCTTGAATTTTTTTGAGTATACCATTTTCAATTCTTAATATCTCTATGAAATTTTTATCATCATAATCATTCAACAACTTTTTAGTTAAAAATGCTGTTATTTTTAGTCTATCTGCTCCAGGAGCAGCATAATTTGAAAAACCTCTTGCATTATCATTTAAACTGGAATCATCAAATGAAGATATTAATTCTTCTTGAACAGTTAATCCTACTCTGTAAGATGTTAAATTTGAATATGGATCTAATATTACAACTGAGTTAGGAACGTCTATAAACATTCCCCTAATAAAATATACTCCTTTATCTAAATTAACCGCAGATCCGGTAAATGTTGCTTTATTGGAAGAAACAGTTGCTACGGTGCTTCCAAAATTAATAGTTATACCGCTATAAACGATATTTTCTTCAATTAAAATTAAAGATTCATCAGACTCAAATTGAGTAGTTGATAAATCATTTCCAGAAGAAAGATATTTTACATATAAAGTTACATTTTCTACACCTTCGTCTGGAGGAATATTAAAATTTTTAACTACTGCAACAGATCCAGAATTTTCTCCCTGTATTTTCTTTCCTACTAGTTCTGCCAAGTATAAAGAGACGCTAGTCCCTAAATGACTTGAATTTATAATTACTGAAAAATAACTATCATCATATGTAATTGATCCAGGAATTACCATGGATCCTTCTTTAAATATATGACTACCAAATGACTCAATTTGATTTTGTAAAATTGATTGTAAAGTTGTTAATTCTCTAGCCTGTACTGGATATCCTGGCTTAAATAATACTTTATAAAAACTACTGTTCCTATCAAAATCATCATAATAAGGATTAATATTTAAGTTGAGTTTTTGTGCCATTTGCTTTAAAATTCCAGAACGATTTTAATATCTTCTTTTTGACGTGGATTTCTAGAAATAATTGGTCTGTTATCGAGATAAATTACTTCTCCAGTTCTTTTATTTATCTCTGGTTGAGATAATCCTTGGTCAAAATTAGAATCGAGATTAATTAATTTATTTCCAGTGGGATTAATTACACTATTGCTAAATGAAGTATCTATCGATGCTGAAAAAGATTCTGATAATACTGGATTTGAACTTGATTCAAAATCAACGTATTTTCCACTTGTAGATATTCCAATATAGTCAGTTTGGTCCAGGGTAGTTTTATTATAATACAATGAACGATCTGTAAAATATTTTAAAACTTGAGTTTCTTTGTCATATGATGCAACATATCCTAGAGCTTTGTTAACCCCATCAATAGATAATTGAGTTATTTTTTGACCGACTTCTGGTGTACCGGTAATAGAACTAAACCTCATAGAATATAAAGATGAGAAATAAGAATCTTTATATACCGAATCATCTGACACAGACTTCGGATTTTTTATTATTCCAATCTGAGCAAATTTAGTATCTACTGGATAATCTTTTGTAGAATCATCAAATCTTGCATAAACTAAAACTTTGTCAGTTCCTAATTCTTTGTAAATATCATAACCATGTCCTCTTGAAGGTGGTATAATTGGAATTAATCTAGCAGGAGTTGAAGTAGTATTTCCATTTATTGATCCAAGATCAACTAAACCATATGAATAGTCCTTTCCTCCTGCAGATACAGTAGTGTTTATAATTTCTCCACCTTCAACATCAATTACTACTTTTGCGCCAGTTCCATCACCAAGAATGTCTACTTCTTGTCCAGTACCATTAGAATAGTTTTGACCAGGATTGTCAATAAAAACTTTTTTTATTTGATTTTCATTTATATTAGAGTCCCCATTATCTCTAATAGATTTTATTTGTGGGTTTATAGAAGTTTCCCAATCATTAGGAACCGTTATGTACTCAGTAGAATCAAATTTAATTATATCACTTGGAGAAATTGAAAATAGATATTTCCAAATATATCCATCTCCACTTTCACCTGCTTTAGATGGTTCCAAATCAGTAAATAATGGTTCGTCCTTTGAGATATTTCCTGTGGTATTAATTCCGGTCGAACCATTATCGATACAAATATATACTCGGTAATCTTGATTTACAACATAATAATTTGCATCATATAGACGAGCAGATTTTGATATTGGAGATGGATTATTGATGCTATAATCATGACGATACATCTCGTATTTGTTTCCTTTAACCCAGGGAACTTTTCTTATTAATCTTCTAATATTTGCCGATGTTATTCTAGAACCAAACATCATGGTGTCTTTTACGTGATCATGATAATTAAAACTGTCAATAGGACTAGGTACATTGGAATCCCAATTAGAATCCCTACCAAACCCTACAACGGTTGGATTTGGTAAACTTAAAAATAAGTAATATGCATTTTGATCGTCTGCAATAGAATTTACAAAATTATTAGCATTTAATATTCTAAGTTGATCTGTGACAATTGCCGCCATTTTAAAGACTTTTTCTTATATTTATATCATGTAGATAATTTTCTTAAAGCACCACTGTCTCTCAAACCATAATTTCTTCTTTGAATAACTGGGAATGTGGATAAACCAGAATCAATTGTTAAACCAGTAACTCCTATAGAAATATTTGCCAATCCACTTTCAAGGTTAGATAAAATTCCCCAAGAAAAGTCTCCAACCGAGTTAGCAATAGATCCTGAAGTATTTAATCCAATAATATTAGAATCTGATTTTACATTAGATGTTATAACCGCATCTGGACCATTTTTAGTTATGGTATGTATATAATAGATATTATCAACATAAACAGTACTAATTGCAACAATAGAATTATTTTCAGAATCAATAGAAGTTACCCCAGTTCCAACATCAGTATTAAAAATATAAATCGGATAATTTACATTTAAGTCATCAAAAGTAAATGCATTATTTTCTCTTCTAAGGAAGAATTTGAGAGCACGAGGATTTCCATTGGTTCCAGTGGTATTTGTAATTCCTGTTATAATTCCAGAGAATCCTCTAGCAATTTGGGTTAAATTGTTAGGTCTTTTGAACGTAACTTCTTCCTGTTGTGGATCTGGTAATGGAACTATTACTTGTGGGGGAGCATATTTTGAATACCCTAAACCTTCATTAGTAATTGTATACCCAGATATAGATCCATTAGTAATATTAACAGTTGCTGTTGCGGTTGTTCCAATACCAGGAGATACATATTTTGGTGAAGAAATTTTTATTTGTAATGGAGAACTTTGATTGTAACCACTACCAGAATTTTCTATTACTAGAGATTCAATTTTCCCATCATTTGAAACTATTGCTGTAATTGCTGCAGATACTGGATCAGAACCATTAACAATTAAAGCATCATAAGAATTTATCACTGAACCAAGTTCATTTTCTTCATAATCAAATAATTCAATATTATCCACAAAAATTGAAGAACTTGATGAATTTACATTTTTAATAATTTTTGCAGTTGGATAAATTTGCGATTCTAAAGAATCTCTAACTTTATATACGTAATCACCATTAATGATTGAGTCAACTTTTTGTTTTGACCAATCAGTAAACCTATAATTTACGGGATCAATTCCCTGACCAGTATAAATGTCTGTCTGAATTACATCAGAACCTACAATATCATGAACTATTCTTGGATCTTGATCTTCACTACCAAATAGAGATTCAATTCCTCTAACTCTAACTTCGTCTCCAATTTTTATAGTTTCGTTAACATTAACACTAAAACTGTCCACTCCACGAGTTCCTCTATAGAAGAATATAGAAACACTTGCATTTTGCTTGGGTGGTTCAGTAAATGTGAATGAAGTTCCTCCTTCAAATTGATAAGCATACCCTGGTTCTTGTAGCACACCGTTTATAAAAATAACAAGAACTGAATTTAAATCAATATCTATTGAATTTGGATCACTAATTCCTTTTTGGAAACTTAACAATTGACCATTGTAGTAAAGTGGGAATCTTGTTCTAGATCCATCTTGTAGATTTTTTACAGAATCAATATAATCCAATTCACCAAACTGCCATGATGAGAATGAATCAAAGAAAACATCTAAAACAGTTAATTGGAACTGACTAATGGGTGAATTTAATCTCTTATCTGTAACTAATCCAACTGGAGTAATAATATCTCCAATTTGGAAACCATAACCGGGTCTTGAAATTTTAAATTGTTTAACTTCAAAATAAGTTGATCCTATTCCTGTTGTTGAGCTTGCACCAACATCAAGACTTACAAGTAAATTTGTTCCAGTTGTAGTTGTATTTCCAATTCCTCTACGGAAAACTCCAGTTACTGGAAGATTTTCGTATGTAGGTTCAGAAACTAAAATAGTTGGTTTGACATAACCACTTCCTCCACTAACAACATTAAATGCAAGAGTTCCTCCAGCACCAACAGAAGCAGTTATAACCGCTGCAGATCCAGTATGTGACGTATCAGTAACAGCAACTGAAACTGGGTTCCTATAACCAGATCCAATAATATCAGTAGTTCCAATACCAACTCTAACTATAGCACCAGTAGATGGATTTAAAACAGCAGTTACCGAAGCACCAACTAATGGAGCATATCCAAGTCCTTGAGTTGAACCAAGGGAAACAATTAAACCTCCTCTTGGTAATTGATTTTGATTAACATCGGATATTGAGTTTATAATATCTCCATTAGATGATGTTATTCCAGTAAATACTACACTAGTAATACCAGATGCGCCAGAATAAGAATAATTGTTTCCAACATTGTTTACTGTTGATGGAGTTTGGAATACTCCATTGATAAACAATATCCCACTTCCAGTTTCAATTCCACTAGTATTGATACCTTGAACAGTTAATCTGTAATTTGAACTTACACCATCAAACTTATCTGAAATATCATCATATAATAAATTATCAGTATAATCATTGCGTAAAAATACTCTCCCTGCAAATGATGATGTTGGGAATGGTAAGTTACTCGAATTTCTTCTTTCTCTTGCACTTCCTCTTGGTGGTTCTGTAAAGTAAATTTTATTTGAGAATATGTTAAAAGATCCTTTATAAATTCTAGCAGTTGTAGAGTCACTATGTGAAGTTGCACCAGTTCCAACATATCCCCTCTTAACATAAACAATATTATAAGAACCAATTCCAGTTATTGGTCCTTTTGAAGTTGATGCAAATCCTGTAGAAATAATTTGCATATATTCATCGTCAACTTTTAGTAAATCATTTGGTTGGATGGTTGCTATACCACTCAGAGAAAAATAATTTGTAGTAAATCCTATTTGACCACCATTATTTTCAAGCTTATACGATATTGGGGTATATGTTAAAGGTTTTTGAACAATGCCATCAATTGAAATGACAGATTTTTCTGTCTTTTTGTACATTTCTAATTCATGGGCATTTCCTTCACCAAGTGATGTAAATGTTACATATATTCCACTAAGAGCATAATCTCTTCTTGTTGAAAGTTGGAAAGTATCATTTGTGATCTTAATCGCATAAACTTCAGATGGAAGTCTATTTGTAACAACGCCAATAGAATTTGCAGTTGCACCTATACCAAGTGATGTTTGTCCAACGCCTATGAAAGTTGATTTTGGCGTATAAGTTAATCTTTCTCCAGTGCTAAAGAAATGATTTGGTATTGTTATTACCCCAGTAGTTTGATTTATGACACCAGACAATCCAGGATTAAATATCTTTCTAAATATTGGATTTCCCAAATAGTTTAAATCAAATTCAACTTTATTTGCTCTTGGACCATTTAATCCATCATATGCAGCAAGGCGAATAGTTTCTGATGCATTTCCATACATTATAGCATTAACAGGTGCTAATGCCTCATTTTCAAAATCACTATAAGTGTAAAGAAGTTGATTATAACTTTGTATCTTTAAATTTTGGGTTATTTCTGGATTGGGATAGAAAGAAATAACAGTAAATTCTCCAGAATAACTTGCCCCAAATGTTCCTATTCCACTCTCATCATCTGTAGAAATATATGGATACTGAACAGTGTAAATATTAGAGTTGTCTTGGAGGCACATTAACTGGTGAACAGAACTTGTATTTCCATAAGAAACTCTAATTAATGATTTAGAGCTGGTTATTTCGTTAGTTTTAAACTTAAATACTGTCGATATTCCAGATGAAACAACAAAGTTAGACTCTAATTTACCACTTCTTTCACTACCATCTGGTTGTTCTGGATAATTAAATCTATATGTTCCTATTCCAGAAGCAGTACTTCCAAAACCAACAATGGTAGTATTTACTAATATTCTAGTGTTTATATTATTAGTAACGTTTAGTTTTAAAAATCCAGACTCAATTTTAGAATCAAATGTTCCGATATAGTTTGTTGTTATTCCAATGTTATTATCAAAGTAATATTCTCCCAGATAAGTATTGACAGTATCATTATCCACAACAACTTCAACATAATTAAAATTAAATCTTACCGTATCAAATACATAAACATTTGCAACTAAAGCATTGTTTTTCTGAATTGGTAAAGATATTATAGTGCTTGTAGACCCTATTCCAACTGAAGTACTTATACCAGTTAAATCAATACATCCTATAGACCTTGTATTGATTCCTACCGTTTTAGGTTCCAAGTTATCAAAATATGATTGTAGATATTTGATATCATAATCAGTCTCATAAGGATCTGTAGGAGTAAATCTTAAGGTTTTTGTATTATATTCATCAACTTCTCCTTTAATTTCACCTAGTTTTTCGCTAGTTGTAGATAATAAAGTCTTTTCAAAAGTATAGATATTTTTATCATAAAAAATTACAACAACTTCACTTAGTTGATAATTATTATTAGTTATATCTGTTACTTGAATTAAATATTTTGAATATACTGTACTTTCTAAAAAAGTGTATATATTTGCAAATAAGTCACGGTCAGAATCTTTTTTAGAAAACTTAGAACTGACATCATCAATTTTTAAAACTCTGTTTGATGCACAATCAATATAATCTGTTAAAGTTTTATTTTTAAATTTTAAAAACTTTGATTTATTATTTACGGTATCAATATCTAAAGACAAAGTATAGTTGTTGATTGTATCAACTCGTGACTCTTCTATAACATCCAATACAATAACCTCAGTTGATGTTCCAGTAGAAGAAGATATTCCAGAAGATGATTCTATTTGAGTATCTGCAAAATTTTTCAGTCCAGAAACGTGAACTAAACGATTAACTGGATCTATAAACTCCGAATATTCAATAGGACTTTTAATAGTATATGAAAGATTCTGATAATAATCATCATCTTGTATAACTTGATTTAATTCATTCAACAATCCTGTCTGATCATTCCACCCAGAAGAAAGATTAAATGAACTATCGATAATAAATTTAGAACTATTTAAGTCTAAATCGTAAATAGTGGCAATTGATCCAGAGTCTATTCCCTTCAAAACATTTCCAACACTTAATTTAGAAAAATCATTACCACTTACTTTTAAGTAAGAAGAATTACTTTCTTGTACTATTAAATCTGTACTTACAAATTCATTTTTAATATAATAGGAAAGTTTTTCTCCTTTATTAAAATTGGATATTGCAAGATTAACTTTTGTGCTTGGATAAATATCTTTCTTAATTAGTAATCCATATCCAAGTTGACTAGTTTTTGCTATTCCTGGATTAGTTGTAAGACCAGATAAATTGTACTCTAAAACAGCTGGATTTGTATTTTCAAAAGATGTAACTTTAAAAAATTGATAATTATAATCTGTAGAATTAAATCCTTGTCCAATATCACTATCTTTTGATATATTTTCTACAAAAATTTCATCGCCAACTGCAAATGGAGGATTGATAAAACCATTTATGATAGGTGTAACTAAGACACACGTTACAACACCAGAAATTGAGGACTGAACTGAATTAATTCCAATTCCATTTGAATTATTAATAAAAACAATTTCGTGCTCAACAGAATCTAATCCGCGTATTGGAGAATTAATCGTAACCTCACTTACAGACCCAGATTGAATTTTGGAACTTAAAATTTGATCATCAACAATTTCATTAGTAACTGTATTCTTAAGTAAAGGTTTTGGGGCAGATGAATAACTAGATCCACCATTAAGTATTTCTATACTGTCAACTTTGTTGGATCCTTTTATAAAGACAACTGATGGTATCAGAGCTTCTGGCCTCAAGGTTTTATCTGAAGGATAATCAAATCCTTGGTCTAGTATTTCATACTCTTTAATATTTCCAATATTTCTGGAATATGGGACAATATTAGCATTTTTACCTAAATTAGAATTAGTCCCAGTAAAAATAGGTAATTTTTTATATCCATATCCTTTATTGAGAATATTAAGGTTTTTAATTCCACCCGTAGCATTCGTTGATGTTGTTGTGTACTCTAATAAATCGCATTCTGTCTGTACATATGTGGTTTTTTGTACAGCAGTTTTTAAATTAATATTGAAAGTTGTTGTACCTACACCAGAAATAGTGTATGAACCACTGCATTTGTTTTCAACGAACGTAATTGAAGAAGAGTTTATTACTTCTTCATCAATTTCTATTGCCTCTCCTTCTTCATATAATGTATAGTAAAGTCTTGATGGAATATCATTAGAATATTTTAATGTATTTCTAGATCCTACTAAACCAGGGGTTCCTATTCCAGAAAAACTAAAGACGGAAGATATTCCCGTTGTTAAAAACTTATTAGTAAATTTCTGATCATAGAAAACATTTAAAGAATAACCATACATTGAAGGATCCGAAACATCAAATACTACAGTGTTGTTTTTCTCAACAATTACTTCTGGATTAATTAAACTTAATCTTTGATAGGAACTACCTGTAGATTGGAATTTAATAATATTTGGATATTGTTGCTTAGAATCATAATATGTCTCAGTCAATTGAATTGAATTATCGTCAATTTTATATACAAAATATCCACCAGTCGTTAATCCAGTTATAGGAGGATCAGAATATGTGTAAAAAACTTTATCACCAGTTTTTAAACTATGTGAAGTTAGATTTATCTTACTATTTGGCAGATCAACATTATCTTGATCAAAAGTAATAGGGTTTACAAGTAATTTTTTATTTGCTGAATTATAAATGACTTGAACAGTTGAAGAAGTTCCTATTCCAACGTTTAAATTTGAATTTAAAACCAAATTAATTTTATCATTTGCTAATAAATTATGATCTTCTGTAGTTGTAATTTGGGCTTTATTTTTTTGAATTTCTCCCTTAACCTGTAAATAATCAGTTTCAATTGAATAATCCGACTGAATTGGTATTGGTCCTAATAAAAATAGACCACTAGTCTCAAAAGATTTATTTACAAGTGTTGTTATTCCTATAAAGTCTTTTGATTTATTAATAATGTAAATATTTTCTGATAGAGTACTACCATCAAGTAAATTAAATGCCTGAGAATCTGCAAGATCAGAAACAACTATTGGAGATCTTCCCGGTAGTTTTTTAAGTAGTGCGGGTTGACCAGTCTTTAATGAGTGATTGGGTATATAAATTGATTGAGTTGGTACTGAAATAGTTTTAGATACTCCACCAACAGTATTTGATAAATTAATACCAATTCCAGGTGTAGTTCCAATACCAACAGATTGTTTGGGATTGAAGTATATTCTTTTATTTACTTTTGAATCAAAGTAACTAGTCTTAACGGGAACAGTTAATTTGTTTGGTAGTATACTGATAATATCAGCCTCTGTGTGGGCATAACCAACATCAGATCTCTTAATTCTAAGTATAGAACCTTGATCAAAAATATTTAAGACAGAAACAACTTCACTATTTCCTATGTTTAAACTACTTCCTACTGATATTAATGATGGTATTTTAGAAACGTAAATATCTTCTACTTTACCGGCAACCACATTAGATGCCATATCCGATAATAAAATTATATTATCAAATCCTACATTACAAGTTTTTTGACCATCGAGAGAAGAAATATAAGTAGTCAGTCCTGTTATATTGATAGTATCTTCGTTTAATAGATTATAATACGGATAATAGTGAGCAGTAACAAAATTTTCACCCCATTCAAAAACAACATTTTGATACTTTTCAGAACTAATATCAATTTTAGAGATATTTTTTCCTGTTATATTTGATACTGTAGCGGACAATCCCCCACCTTCAGTTAAGGAAGAATCAAAATAACAAATATCTCCAATTTTATAATCTTTACCAGATTCTATAATTTTAAATGAATCTATTACTCCTGAGGTTGTGGAATTGACATTTGTTAACTGCTTTGTTATTTCATTTGATTCTGTTAAAAATTCATAATCAGAATATTCTTCACTTACTTTGTATGGAAAAGTATTTCTAATTAATTTAGATTCACTAAAATCAAAATCTTGATTAAGATTCCAATTATCTTCAATTTTTAATGATCTATAACTTGAACCAATAAAATATGGATAAAATGATTTAAATGATGCTGATTGCAAATCTTCTGCTGTTGCTGCAAAATAAGCATAAACTCCATTTGGAAATTCTGGTGTTCTGCAATATCTTCCATTGTAAAGATCTAAATCCCCACTAATAAACTCATAATCTTCTACAAAAAATCCAGAATCAAAATCTAAAGGTCTATCTACAATATTTGAAGTGTTTAAAGAATATCCAGAAGACAATCTTTTTATTTGGGAATTAAAATCAGTTGAATCCGAATACCCAAATGGTCCATAAATTGGATTTCCATCATATGCCCATCCAATTATGGGAGAATGTAAATTTCCAGTATCATTAAATTGATTGGCTATAGATGGTGTGTAACCAATTACAGAATATTGTAAATTATTATTTGTTTCCGATAATTTTTCTGGTCCAAATCTATGGTAGTTATTTACTGTTAAAGAACGAACCCTAGGATTAAATATTGCTCCAGTTCCTGCAGGAACAACACTAATTGTTGTTGTTGTAGTTTCGTACCCAACACCAGAATTAATTACAATTATATCAACAAGCCTATTATTTCTAACAACAGGTCTCAAAATACAACCAGTTCCCTGACCATTAACAACTAATTTTGGAGTTGAATAGTAATCAGACCCAGATGATAATACGTTTACTTTTGTAATTTTACCATCTTGTATATAAGGTCTTACTTGAGCATATTCTCCAGTTTTCAAAAGTACTTTCGGTTTCTTTTCAAAATTTAAAATACTTGATCCATATCCCGTTCCACTATCGTATAAATTAACATACTTAATAGATCCAGTTACAATCGGAGTTGCAACTATTTCTTTATTAGAAACATAACTAGAACCATAAGAGACAGTTACATTTGCAGTTATATCTGGATATTTAAAAATATGGTAACCAGATCCAATGCTGTCAAAATTTACATATTTTTTTCTATTGTAATTATCTTTGTATGTTCCACCTATGCCGGCATCACATAATTTAAAATTATCATCATCTACTTTTACAACATAATATGAATTGGTGGTTGAAAGTCCAATAATATTTTCTTCAGTATTTCTGTACTCTACCAAATCTCCACTATTAAAGTAATGTGGAGAAAATGTTACTGTATTGAAATATGTTGATATTCCAGAAGTCTTCACATAAATTTGATGATTAGTATATCCCTCTCCCGAGTTTATAACTGATATACTGGATAGTGTTGGTTTATTTTTTGTTCTAAACCTATGGATTCCAGTGCTTCCTGCAGTGCTAAATCCTACAGTATTGATTCCACTAGTGTAATCTTGTAAAGTTGGGTATAATCTTACTGTTCTAGTATTTACTACTTGAGCATAATATGCAGATCCATTATTTAAAGTTCTTGTACCATTATTTGGTCCTTTGAATGTGCTAACACCTAATTCGGTATTACCGTTACAATCATAAAATATACACTCACCATTATCAAAATTATGTGGTTTGAAAAAAGTTATTGTTTCATCCGTAATTGCATCAACACCTCCACCATCCTGTAGAAATCTAGAATCAAATTCTAATTCTCTATACCTTCTTTCAATTACTGGCGAAAGAATGCACCCTTTTCCATTTCCACCAGTAATTTCTATGGAAACTATGTTATCAATATCAAATTGTTGAGGATCAACAATAACACTTTTAACATTTCCACTTACAGTAACTGTTGCTAGTGAAGTAGATCCGGTTCCAGAATTACTAATTTCAATTTTTGGTGGTCTAACTACATCATATCCATTTCCACTATTAAATACATCTATTTTTTCTAGAGGACCGTAAAAAATAAAATCATTTGATTTATAATTTGCTATTTCAACACCATTAATTAAAACACCAGTATTTCCTGGAGTAGTCTCTTGATCAGAACCTTTTAGAATATTTTGAAACAGGTTAAGTTTTCTTAGAATTCTTTGGGGACTTATTTTTTGTGTTTTATGCTCGGAAAGAATGAATGTATGATATTGATTTAAATTTAATGTTTCAAATGCAACGTAATTATCAGTTCCAACAAAAGATCTTGACAAATATAGTTTTATCTTATTTTTTGGATTTAAAACCTCAACATAGTATTTTTCACCAGAAATCAATCCTGGTATTTCTTTATTTTCTGCAATATAAATTACTTCATCACCAGTAATAAATTCTACATTTTGATTGAAAGAAATTATGGTGTATTTGTTATAATCAGGAGATGATGGAACTGTTATTTTTCCTTGTAAAAACGAATCATATGCATATGGTATAGATGATGAAATTAAATTCTTTTCAATCTCATATGACGGCAAAGAATTTGAAGTTATGTAAGCACTATCATTAGAAACATATAAGTTACTAATATCAGAAGTTACAGTGTTATTACCAAATTCTAAAGGAACATTTATACTTTTTGCATAATTTAATTTTCTTCTAATATCATATTTTAAATATGGATCGTATGAAAAGTTTTGCAAACTTCCTAGAGTAACTTCATTACTTTGAAGATTAATTGAATTAATTATAGCGTTTGAAGCTCTAACGTCATTTTGACTACCTCTAAGTAAAATATCAACACGATCTCCCACTTTTAAACTAGATTTATCTATTATACTTCCTAATTTAAAAGTAGATCCAGATACTTCAAGAACAATGTGTCTTGTGCTAGTGTTATAAACGAAAGAATTTGATAACTTTTGTTTAAAAGATTTATTTTCTATTGGATTTAAAATTTTCTCACCAATATTTTTAATACTTATCTTATCATTTTTGTAAGATAATATAATTTTATCAGTATCTTCAATTTTTGACAGCGACCCAGTAATTCTTAATTCAATCTTTTTATTAAGATCTCCATCTTCATATCCATAGATAAATTCATCTGAATTTACGTCAGATTTTATTGGTATTATTTTTGTGATTCCCGAGCATCCAAAAAACTGGTTGACACTTTTACTGGAATAAGAAATATTTAAATCATCATATTTTAAATTTCCACTTGCAGGAAATCCTATTGTAGAGTCAACTGAAATAGTTGAAGAACCTATAGAAACTGTATCCAAGACTCTAGTTTTACCAGTTACTTTAAAGTCACCATCAATCAATTCTTTATCATTATATCCAATAAACAAATAAAGTTTATAATAACTTTTTCCTCTCCTAGTAACTATTTCAACATCAGAAACTGAAGCTTGTGAATTAGAATCATAATTGTTTCTTATTGTTTGACCAATTAATTTAAACGGATCACCAGAAGTTAATAACTCAGTAACTAAAACCTCTCTTTTAATAAATTTCGCATATGATGGTTTAATTAAATATTGCTCCAAATCAATAATGTTAGGTTCAACTCCATAAAGGACTAAGAAAAGTATTCTAAATGATTCTTTTGTTCCTTTTGATTGATAAAAACTTCTTGCAGATTTAATAAAGTTATTAACATTTAAATTTGAAACAAATTGAGAATCTTCAAGACCAGGTGCTAAAGTATATTTTAATTTTCTATAAAATTCTTTTAAAAATAATGTGCTTAAATTAATTATTTTTGTTCCAGACTTATGAGACGCACTTGATGTCTTTGAAAACACCAAATCATTAGAATAATTATTTTCATTTATGGAAATAGAATTAGATTTATTTGAATACTTTTCTATTCCACTAAATCCTCTAATACATCCTGTAAAAGTATTAGACGTTAAACCAGTATAAGTAATAATTTCATCATCAATTTTTACTAAACCATACTGTGAGGGAAACCCTTTTGTTGAAGAAACTGATATAACATCACTTGTAGAAGTAATATTTGCAGATAAAGTGCTCGTATCGGTTAAAACTTCTGGTGTTAGATTATCAAGTTTTAAATATTGATCTAAATTCTCAGAAATATCTACAACACCACTTTGAAATTCTTGTGAAATGTAGTATTGTTTTAAAAATTCCGCAGACTTGGGGAATTCTTCTCGCAAAAATTCTGGAAGATGATTTGAAATTACTTGTTGAATTTTTACCCTAGAGTCAAAACTAGTTTGAATCATATTTACTTCCTCTCTAGATCTCCATTAAAATAACTTGATGTATAGTAGTCTTTTGCAAAGGTTACCCCAGATATATCTTCACCTGAAGAAATTACGTCTTTTACCATATTTATTTTACTATTTTCAAGGTTAAATTCCAAATATAAATCTTTCAATCCAATAATATCATTTGACTCTGGAACTGCTTGTATCTCAATTATATTGTTAGGGTTTTCTGTTTTTGTTATAATAACTCCACTGAGATTGATCTCTCCGTCAGTGTAATTAATTACTCCTCCAGACTCTGAGATAACTTCATAACTTCCGTCAGTATTTTTTCTGACAATGGAAATTATACCCTTTCCTGATCCATCTAATTTAGAATTATCTCTAGTTTTATTTGGAGTATCTGTTAAGTAAAGTGGTTCGTTTATACCATCAATATAAAATCCAGTACTTTTGATGTTATACCCGTTTGGATTGATATGAAATCTGTTTCCAAAACACAATTCATACTGTGCAAATTGATTTAACAATGCTTTTAAATTTCTTCTAATTTTAATTTTAGTAATATTAGAAGTTATTGAAGAATCTACATTGTCAATCAACTGAACAATTTTACTGTATTTAAATCTTCCACCAAATTTATTAATTTCTGAAGATTTTGAATAAGAATACAGCGTATCATAAACTAAAGTTTTTAGTTCATCAATACTTGAAACTTGACTATTATTATAATAAACTGATGTGTCAACTTCAATATAAAGTATTTTAAGAGGTACTATTTCTTGATTTATTCCAGAAACAGAGTAACTTTTTAATCTATTAAGTATAAGTTCTTGATCAAAATCTGAAACATAATCTCCATTTTTTGGTTTTATGCTTATTAAAATTTTTCCAAATTGAGGAGGATTTAATTCTTCACCACCAACAACAGAAACTGATTCTGCATTTGGATATATTTGAGGTATGATAACTTCATAGTCTCTAGATGTAACTGCTCTATATTGTGCAGAATATAGTTTTGGTGAATAATATTTTATTGAAGATATTGGTTCAATATCACCTCCACTTTGAGAAGAAGTAACAGTATTGATTGTAATTGAAGTGGTAGGAATAACGGTAATTCCCAAAGAATCTTTAAATGATCCAACAAAAGAAAACTCAGAAGCTCCATTACCTTCAATGCCATCAGTAACAATGTAATTTGTATTGATTACCGATTGATTAAGAAGTTTTTTACCAAAATATCCATCACCGAATAATAATTCATATTTTTCATCTTGTACTTCTTGAATCAAAAATATTTCGGATAAAGAATTTACATTGATAATATTTTCAACTTTATTATATTTCGTTCCTAATCCACCACTCTCTGATGGACCTCTAACATAAACTGATATTGTCGAAGAATCTATGAAAGAATTATCTAAAATAAATCTTTGATCTAATGATCCATCAACAGTAAACTGCTTTGACAATAAAGTTCCTTGATATATTTTTATAGGAGTCTCTTTACTACCAAATCTAGCAATACCATTATTAACCGTAGTTGTTATATTTTCTGGTATTGAAAAAATATAAGTTGTGTCACTTACGGATCCGACACAAACTACTCCAGACTGTAAAGTTAAAGAAGGTCTTTGACTAGAAGTCTCAACCTCAAAATATATTTCTGCATTCGATGCTGTTCTGGACCTAGGAACATACCCTATATTTCTTGCCAGTGAGACTACATTTTCTCTGAGAGTTGCAGAATCCAAAAAGGATTCATTAACTACCATGTTAGTGTTAAATGCAGTAATATAAGTATTATATGCTAACGTATCAATTAAAACAGAAAAATTAGATCCCTCAAAATCAAAATCCGTAAAATTGGAATTTGCTCTGAGGTAATCTTTTATTGAAGTTTTTATCTGATCGAAATCTAGATTTGTAAACTTAGTAAAAGGCATTTTATCTTGTTGCCTCTAATATAAAATTGAATTCTTGTATTGGAAAATCTTGCCCAATGATTTCATAATTAACAGTTACATTAAATGAATTTAAATCTGGTTGAGGGTCAACAAAAACTCTAACATTTTCTACTCTTTCCTCATAATTATTAATGGTAGTTTCAATTTGATCTGAAATTATTGAGGCGGTTCCGACATCAACAAATCCAAATAAACTAGAACGAACGTCTGATCCGATTAGAGAATTGAAAAATCTTTCTGTTGGGATAGTTTCAACCAGATTGCGAATTGCTCTGCGTATTGCAGACTCATTTTTTAAAATAGGCAAGTCATTTGTTACAGGATGAGGTTCAAAAGACAAACTAATATCTTTAAATGCTCTTGATATCCTTGTAATTTCCATTGAATAAAAGTTTTTCTAATATTATTTATGTTTATTTCCAGGAAAAACCATAGTTTGCATCTGTACCATATTCCCAATCATCATAATCAGAATCGTTACGAATAATTTGATGAAGTTGAGTTTGCTCTTTCAGGTGATGTTTATTTTTGGGAACATCATCGTGCATGATTTCCTGAATTACTTTTGATTTTTGACCTAAACTGTCATAATCTGAAGTAAGTGAAGTGGTTCCCCACATCTGATACATGTAATCTTTGTTTCTATCAACTGGTAAATTAGACATTTTTAGCTCCTGTTTTTTTGTAAAAACAGAACTTTTTTGAAAGGAGGTTGCTATCTCCTTACTAATATTTAACGTTTTATTTCTCTAATGTTGTAATTGTCAGAATTTAAGTATTTTAGAATCTCAAGTGCTATTAACTTGGGGTTTCCTTCACCACAAGTGTACACATCTACAGATAAACACCCATTTTCTGGCCATGTGTGACAAGAAACATGACTTTCCGCAAGAGCAATAACGATTGTACATCCTTGAGGAATAAAACAATGGGAAAAAGTATTTAAAATCGTCATTTTTGCACGATTTATTCCAACAATCATTGCATTTTGAAGCGATTCTACATCATTAATCGCTTCAAAATTAACATCATACACCTCTAATAGTAGGTGCCTACCCATTGAATACTGTTCCAATTCAGTTTTTATCAAAAAATTTATTTATTTCTATTTTAAATCGGTAATTTCATATATGTAGTGATCAGATGTTTCAATTTTTCTCTTATTTTCAACCGAATATGTTGTCATGTCAATTTCATAACCTGGATTTTTTTTAATTCTATTGAATGTCCAAGCATTATCATACCAAATTATTCTATTATTTGGATATGCATAATAATTTCCAGTCTCAACCTTGAATAAATGAGCGCATTTATGCTCAGGAGTCTCTGAAAAATTAAAATCTGTTGTTCCTTTATTTTCCCAAGACCAATCAAGAGTAAACATGTAGGTTCCGAGAATCTTTTTTCCATCTGGGCGAATTAATTCTGCTTGCAATCCTGCAAGACGAGCACGTTTTTGAACATCAATGTATGGTGAAAAGCAATCCCAGTACATAACGTCTTCAAGTGGTTCAATTGGAGCATCTGGTTTCCAACAAAAAGCGTGAAGAGGACGCCGAGTCCAATTCACGCCATTTTCAAGAAATGCCTCAAATAGAGGAACTCTTTTTTCAATACTCGCGACAGAATGTACATCACATTTGGTTACTTCACCATGTCCTTTTTGGTGATTGAAAAGAAACTCATTACGAATGTAACAAGACCAATCTGGAAGACTATGGTTTAAGTATGCCATTATCCTTTTCCTTGACCCCTATACTTCTTACGTGCCCCATTGCGAGAAGAGGCGGCATATTTGGTTCCCATTCCATCTCCTTGACGAGACTTCTTAGGTGGACCGGGAATATAAGAACTCTTATTCAGACCAGTTTTTGCTTTTGCCATGGTTTTTAATCTCCTTTAATCACTTCGGTTTCAAGTTCATTAGGACTTGGAGAACCTGTCTGATAAAAATCAGATGCCAGATCCTCCACGACATCAAAGTATTCAGTTTGTGTCAAATTGGAGTGAATAATCTCTCCATTGAGAAGAACATTATAGCGTTCTTCTGCCATTAAATCAAATGACTCTGGTTTTTTCATGTCCAACTCTAATACGGGGGTCGCACCAAATTTCAAATCCTGCTTCTTTTGCATCAAGGCAGAAACTCACATCTTCTCCACACATGTCCTGAACTTCTCCTGATTCAAAGATTTGCATCTTCGGAGCAAACCAGGGATATTTTATTTCACTGTGCTCAAATACACCGTGCTTGATCAGCAACCATCCGAAACCAGTATAATCAACCGTAAATGGTTTGCGGCGCTTTGAGATACTTTCTAGAGTTTCGTGATTCATGACTCCTCCATTATTACGGAAGTCATCTTCTTCAAGCCAGTGAGCAACAGAGGTTGTGTGACCGTCTTCTGTGCAGTACCAACCAGCAGCAATGTCCTTGTCCATAAGAATTAGTTGCCAGAACTTTTCGCTGTTAAAGACAATATCAGAATCAATCCAAAGTTGCCAATCATACTTTAGTTTACCGTCCCAAGGAATTTGATCGGGTCCTCTGAGTACATTAGCACCTAAGCATTTGCATCTTGCAAAATTAACCATTGATGAATAATCTTGCGAAATTTGGATACTAGCACCTGCTTGTACCAAGTCAAAGCAAAGTTGTACAAAGTTCTTTAGGTAAGTATAAGAAACTCCTCTTCCTGGTAAGCAAAATACGATTGATTTTCCTCTAACCATTTGTCTTGCTAGTTCAAAATCCCACTCTGGATCTTGGGATTGTGGAGGATTTTTTGCTTTAATTGTGAATCCTTTAGTCATAAATTAAAATCTCTACAAAAGTATCATACTCTATTATGTATGGCATGTCAACTATTTACTTCCTCATAAGTTAAATCTTCAATCCTAACATCCGCCCCTATTAGACTTAGAAAATTTTTAATCATGCTCCAAGTTTTATTGAATTCATCTTCTGAGAGTGATTCATAGATGCATTTTTGTTTTACATATATGTTGTATGTTCTTTCAATCATTTTTACTTTCTGAGAGAATTATTTCATTATTATCTAAGTTTATTCTAATTGGAGTGTCTTCATACCATGAAAGATCATTAATCATCCATTCTGGAATATTGATATAATATTCTCCACTAATTGGATCAACTTGGAGAGGCAATATTTCGTCTTCTGATTTTTTTCTCATAGGGGATTACAATTATATTTTTATTATATATCATTTAACCTTTTTGAAACTTTTTTTATATCCGGAAATTTTTTGAGTCTTGGGGTAATATTTGTCTCCCTTGGGTAACACTTTATAGTTTAGGGGTACCTTTGGGTTTTATAAACACGGCCCCGCCGCTATAACGATAACATTATATAATAACTGCTGATCACGAACGAACGAATGATCAGCATTACTGATCAATGGGGCGGGTGTGCCGCCCCACGAACTGGACTAGCAGATGCCTGCCCGCTCTGCCAGGCGCTCACGCGCTGCAGAGATGCGGTCAGCACGGTGGATCGCCTTAGCGTTAGCGATAGCAGTGTCCAGGTCGTCTACCATGGTAGCGCCCAGTCCTGTCGCCTTGGTGAAGGTCATGCCCCCACCGCTGCTGCAGCGAACGACCTGCCCCTTGGGGTTGGAATCAGTGGAGCGAACGATGCCGATTGCTTTTGCCATGGTCGGTTCAGGTGTGAACGTGTTCAGTGTAGTCGATGAAGGGGCAGGAGTCAACCTGCCCCGTGGTGATCAGGTCAGCGGAGCGGG